GACTGCGCCACACCTAGACAAGTGAATGTCTTAGCGGCACGGTCGAGTTGGAGTCGAGAAGCGCATACAGGAATAGTGTAGCACGCTTACCGGCTCACGCCCAGCAGTATCCTCTTCGCCGCGACATTCTTGCAGCGGTCCAGTTGGTCAAGCAACGTATCCGGCAATTTCTCGTGGGTAGACATACATGGCGTGAGTCCGAACTGCGCTGCAACTTTCTTGCGCCGTGAATTCTTACGCCTGCCGCTTTGCCGATGCGGGACGATCAATCGCTGGTAGCTCATTTCTTCTTCGCATCCTTCTCTCGGTTCAACTGCTCGCGGATCAGCCGCGCCTGCTTGTACGGATCGTGCGGGATGGGTGTTGGCTTGGGTCTCACGCGCTCACCGGGAATTGCTTGATGTTGAGATCGTCTGGAAGATCATGGCCCTTGCTCGGACCGAAGACGCTCCCCATCTGCTTCATAAAGAACGCCACTCCTGCCGACGCGCATTGATCGCGCAAGTTCCGCGCCCACTCTGGTTTCATTATGCGAGCCTGAGCGCCGCTCTCGCCGCCACAAATCACCCAATCAATCTTCCCGAGCTCAGGCCATGCATTTTCATTAAAAGCAGATAACCAGCCATCCATTCCTGGCCTGTATTTCAAGTTGTCGAGATTGATAGGCCCGATAAGTGGTTCACATGAGAGAAATCGAACGGCAGCATCAACCTGGAGTATTTCTGGTATGCGCTCCTCTGCGGTCTGATGGTTCTCCGTAGTCGTACCAAGCCAACAATGCGTCAATTCAAAGAATCCTAAATTAAGTCCGTCTTCACACATAACCGGCGTGATACGCATAGGACGTTTTGTAAGCAATTGCCAATCTAGCGCATCGCACGTATCGCCAATCAGCTTCCATAAATCTCGCCGCGTTTCAATAGGAGCTTCAAAATCGAAGATATCCGCTAGGCTCGCGCAAAACACTTTATCGCGTCGTCCAACTGCTCGCGCTTTCTTAGCCCACCGTATCGGCTCTTTCCAGTTGGCCGCAGATGTGCGACGGCGCTCCGTTCCTGGCCCCCACTTGCGCCCCATGCGCGTTGTGACAAGCTGCTCGGCGTAGCAATTGCGGCAACCCTCAGAAACCCGCGTACAGCCAATCCACGGGTTGAATGTGTGATCTGTCCATGCAATACCTGTTACTTCTCCCATTGTCAGCCTCCTAGCCGATATTCGTATGCGCGGGAACCTTCCCGGATGCGCTTCTGGATTACATGACCGCCGTACTGCGGCTTCCTGAGATCGCGAGTACGTGCTGTCACGCTAGAGTCGCTAATGCGCACATTTCAATCCCTTTCTGCTTGCCAGTTGCGCGAAGAGGGAGCTTCTCTCGCTTCGTCGTATCGGTCCTTGAACTCTCCCCATTTTTGAGCGCTGATCCCGAACGAGCGTAAATCCTGTAATTCTCGCATCTTGCCAAGAAAACAAAAGTCTTCGCCCGTGTACTGCTTTTCCTGCCTGCTACGGTGAAGCATGAGAATGACTTGCGCGGCCTGCTCAAATGCGCTGGAGCCGAGAATATCTTCCACGTCCGGATAGCGATTGAGATCCATCGGAGGGGCGCGGCGAATCTGGGCAAGCGCAACCATGCGGCAATAGTCGCGGGCAATGTGGCGCAAGGTTTCCGCTTGTTTGGGAGCTGCGTCGATGATGTTCCGCGCGCGGGGGACCAATAAAAGCTGAGCGTAATCCACAATCATCAGATCAGCTTTCCAACGCTTAGCCGCCAGGACGGCCCGCGAGCGAAAGTCTGTAACCGTCAATTCGTGCGTATCATCGATGCAGATCGGAAGATCGGCTAGTTCTTCCTGCGCAAACCGTACCGCCTGTCGCTGGTCTGGAGTCAAGCAGCGCGGGTCACGCATTGCCGAGACCGGAATACCCGCCATGAGTCGCCACAGCCGCCGGTGTAATTGCTGGGTTCGCATCTCAAGGCTTTGGAAATGAACTCGAAGACCGCGCCGTGCATTCTTGAGGGCTATCTGGAGACCTGCTTCTGTCTTCCCTGAACTTGGACGGCCAGCAAGGATACAAAGCTCTTCCCCCATCAGTCCAGCCGTCACACGGTCAATTTCCGGCGTAAGCAGATGTGCCCCTAGAATCTCCCCGGAAGGTGAATCGGCATCTTTCTCAAACTGATTGGCCGCGTCCACAATCGTTTCTGAGACCATCTTCCCGCCGGCATTCACCCGCGCCCCGGCATTTAGAATTTGCTCACTCATCCCCGCCGCTATTTGTTCCGCTGTTTCCATTCCATCAGCGGCGCGGGATATTGCCTCATTGGAGATGATCATTAGGCGGCGCGCAAGAGCCTTATCCCGAACAATACGTAGATATTCGCGGATCACTGGGCGGCGTGGCAACCCCTCGGTGAGCGACGCCAGGTAAGCCATGCCGCCGATAGTGTCCCGCTCTTTGTTGCGGTCTAATTCATAGGCGAGCGTCTGAATATCTATCGTGTGGCTTGTATCGGCAAGGTCCATCATGCGGAGAAAGATGCGCCGATGTGAGTCTAGCGAGAAATCATCGGCCTTAATCCCAACCTCTTGGACCTCATAGAAAGCCATATTATCGAGTAGGATAGCGCCGAGCAACGTTCTCTCTGCGTCCACATTCGCAGGCAATCCGGTATCGAAAGTTAGATCAGTCATTATTCCCCCGGCCTACTGAGAATCTTGGGTTTGGGCTGGGCGTTGGGTTTGAAAAGAGAGCCGTTGCCGTTGCTATTTTGTTTTATAGGGAAAAGCCCCGTATATCCCCGGAGAATGGATTGATTTATTACCCCTACTGGAGATTCTCCGGTTTGGCGAAGTTTTTCCAGTTCAGCAACTGCCAATCGGAGAGCATGAGGGGTGTTTACAGCTCTCTTCTTTTTCCGAACATCCAACCAGTCTTCCCAGACGGGTATCGGAATCCAATCGGGCAAAACAAACGCCTCTGGCGCTTCCCCCTCCTTGATCCCTTCCCTTCCCTTCCCTTCCCTTCCTACGGAAACTTTCGCGAGGACTCGCGAGGATTCGTCGAATGGCGGTAATTTAGATATGCTTGGACGATCTATCTTTTGATGATTCAACCAGTTAAGCACTTCTAGGTATGTGTGACTATCCACAACATAGCGCCGGATATGATCTGAGTCCTCCAATTCTTTCAACCACCCCTCCATGAGCTTTCCCGCGTCTGCATCGTAGGGATAAAGAAGGCTCGCGAGCATTCGCGAGTTTCCGCGAGTCCTGCCTTCATCGTCTACAAGTGTCCAAAGTTGGATGAACAAAAGACGCGCATCACGGGTAAGCGCACCGATAGATTCTGATTGCGGAAATTCAGGCTTGATACAGCGAATTCTTCCCACTCGTTCCCCTCTCATCCTGGGCGGCATTGGAGGGGTTGGATGAGAACCCCTCCATAGCCTAGCCGCGAGGAGCTACCTCACGGTTGAATCCACGCCGGGAGCGCGGTAATCTTCATTGTACGCCGCCCCGCGTGCTGGCGCAAGAGGCTAGGCATCAAGTATTTTTACGCCGGAGCCGTCGCCGGAGCCGTCGCCGTCGCCGTAGCCGTAGCCGGAGCCGTTGCCGTTGCCGTCGCCGTTGCCGTCGCCGTAGCCGTAGCCGTTGCCGTTGCCGTTGCCGGAGCCGTAGCCGTCGCCGGAGCCGGAGCCGTCGCCGTCGCCGGAGCCGTAGCCGTCGCCGGAGCCGTAGCCGTAGCCGTTGCCGGAGCCGTAGCCGTTGCCGGAGCCGGAGCCGTCGCCGTCGCCGGAGCCGTCGCCGTTGCCGGAGCCGTCGCCGTTGCCGGAGCCGTAGCCTTCTCTAATAGTCACTTGGTCCATACCGGCACACTTTCAATGTTCTTCTTGGCAACCGGAAGAACAGGTATAACCTCGATTGCATCAAGGATCAGTATGCGTGTGACAGGCGCGGGAAATTTGCAGTCTTGGGGGCGACTAGTACCGCGCTGCGCCAACTCGGAGATTGACGCGGCACCATTCCAATACCAGATACGCCGCGCTCCGGTGAGTTCAACTTCACGACTCTTGCGAGACACAAGCGTACCGGCAAATACTCCGCTCCGGTCGCCACGGACGATAACATATTTTCCTTTTACGATTGGCACAATGTTCCTTTTCTGCCTTTCGGCGGTTGTGCGCTACAGCGCGTCCTGGTCCTGGTGCAGATTCACGGCGGCGAGTGCTTTGTCGTACTCGATTCGGGCCTCAACCAGCTTCGCGCGTTTGGCGTGGAACTTCTCGACTAGCCGAAGATGTTGCTTCTCCCATGCGTCTGAGGCTACAGGCACGGTTGACGGGGCCGTGGCGGGCGGTGTGGGCTTCTCTGGTACGCTGCGCTTTGTTCCCTTGTCTGAGCGCGGCTTGCGGCCTGTGGGGGACGGTGTAGGTTCCGGCTGTATGGCGATGGGCGGATTGTGAGAGAGGTCTAAGCTGGCGATGTGCGCCTGCCGCTGGTTCCACTGATCCTCTGTGATTCCGAGTTGTACCCATGGTTCGTCTGGTTTCGTCATTGTGCTGCCTTTCTGCGCTTCGAGCGCGAGTTGGGTTAGGTGGTAGGCTGCGAGTTGGCGGGGGCCGGAAGTCACGATGTACTTTCTGTGGGTTGTGGTGCGGTGTGGGTGCGCCCCAGTACCGTTCCAGCAGGGCGCGGCGGTTGCGGGTTAGGTCAAGCCCTCGAAATACTCGGCGGGCAGGTAGCCGTCCGCTTCAGCGTGCGCCACATCTTCTGTCTGTGCGGCCATCTCAGGGCAGATGCTTTTGATTCGCGCAACTGTCGCGTCCAGATCCACTAGGAATCGGGCAGTTGCTTCGCGCATCTTAGCGATCTGCGGTTCACACTCAGAGCGGTTGAGACGGATGGTAATTTGAGCATAGCGGAGCGGCAACTGCCGAAGATCATTCCCGGCGGTAGAGGCTTCGTCGATCTTCTGCTTGTTTTTAGTCATTCCGCCGTCACGGCTGATAAAGTCAATCCACTCAAGATCGGGGTCTACCATGAACGCAAACCAAAGCTGGGGTTGATTGTCTTCTGGTATGCCGCCGATTCCTTGCGCGATAAGGTCCAGAGTTTGAAGGTGCGTCGTGGTCAATGGTCCCTTGGCCTCAATCGCACCATGCTCACCCACTAAACCGTCCGGTGACCATGCGGTACGTTCATCATCACCGATGACAATTCCGACAGTCTCAACCATGACCTTTTCTTCAAGTTCGTAGGCTGTACGCGCCAAAGGTTCGGCAGCAGTCCCGGCCAGCATGGGAGCGGAAACATAATTATCCTGTACCGCGAAGCCGGATAAAATCTCGCCGACTTTCTCCAGCCGGTATGCGCGGCGCTTGGAACCCTCGAATCCCTTTTGCGTGAAGTCGAGGATCGCGGATGCACGCGAGGCGGATACGCGCCCCAAGTGCTCTTGGAACCAATCATCGGTCCCTTGCACGATGTGTCGTAGAATC